AGTTGCCCACTCCAGAATGCGTCTAATGTACGCATCGGGTTATTACTCTCTCTAATAGCACACATCCAATAGTGCAAATGTTCAGTATCAATCAGCATTTATATGACCTTAATAGGGATAATACGTTTACTAGTATTAAATTCATGTTCGCAATAACACCCTTGTTTACTACAAGTAATCGGAATCAATGAGGGGGTAAACTCATTTATGAAATTAGATTGGTATAAATTATAGTCAAAATCTAATCCGTACAGAGTTTGCTTACAAGATGATGAAATATTACCTGTAAAATTAATAGTAATGTTATCTACACCTATATCGCATTCCCATCCTTTAAAATAGTTTAACTTGTTTATTAATAGATAATTTTTTTTGATATTAATAACTTTACCATTCTCGTAATGTACTTTGGTTTTATAATTATAGTGTGTCGCATTTTTCCAGCTCCACAGCAAATTAGGTATTCGTTTTAAATATTTTTTAAGATATTCTTGTTGATCTTTGCTATAAGTAATACTATCGTGTATTACTTCTGAGGTTTGTATACTCCATCGATGTTTGCTTTGTTTAAGTACATCTATCATTTCAATTGCTTTATTCCAATTAGTCGGGTCCATTAATACAGTAACATCAACATACACTGGTAACCTATATAGTAAATCTGCAACATCTTTGATATGGTGTTCGTCTGCTTCATTTGGATGACAACTAATTAAAATTTTATCAAAATACTTTCCATTTTCTTCCCACCAACGTAAAGTACGGGATCCATTGGTAGTGATTTCTATTTTTATATTATTTCCAAATTCAGTTTTCAATCGTTGTGCAAATATACCTAACTTTGGCCACAATGTGGGTTCACCTCCTAATAGATGCAACTCAAACTGTTTTTTACCTAAATTGGTTTCGTAGTATTTCAATAAGTGAATTAAATTGTTAGTAGTAATATCAATATCAGGCCATGTATATTCTCCTGAGTTACTTTCAGGAAAGCAATACCAACATTTGTAATTACAGATATTATGAATGGCATAGTTGACTAGCAATCTATCTTTTGGCCAATCTTGTTTGATTTCTACTATTTTCATAATTTAAGTTTGGTTGCTATTGTCTGTGCATTAGATATAGCAGACGCAATGCCTGAATGTAACATATCACGTGCATAATCATTGGGTATGGATTTCAATAAATCACACTTTAATACAGATTGGGTGTTATCATCCCATGTAGTTTCGTAGTATGGACATTTTTCTTGCCATAATAGTTTAACCGCCTTACTCATAAACATTGCATTTGCAATAGCATGACTATCATTTTTGAACCATGCGTTAGGTAAACTATTCGGCTCCATATTCCAAACTCCGTGAAATTGAGTTGTATATTTATGATACTCTACTATTCTATTATAATTGGGCCAAAACACCACAACAGCTTTAGGTATAGGATATCCATCACGTAGGATCATTGAATTGTGTAAATTAAATAACATTGACGCGCCGGTCGCTCCCATATTAATTACTGGCATGTTTAGTATTTCTTCTAATCTACTTGAAATAGTATCTTTGTCATCTAATCCAATACCAAATATGTGTGAACACCCAAATATTACTACTGAATTGGCCCAATCAATATCCTTGAATTCATGTGTTCTGTATCCATCTGAATTAAGAGTATAAGTAACCGTGTGATTTCTATAATACCAGTCATTAGGTTGAATTAATAAATTTTTTTGGTAAAGTTCTTTGTCATCTGTACCTGACCAATGTTTACCTAAATTAGTATCCACTGGTAAAAATTTATTCTTACGAATCCTTCTTTGTACTGTGTCAAATATGTTAAGTCTTAACGTCATTTTTCTTTGGGTATCTTACTATCTGCGCTACTAACGCAACTTGGGGTAATACAAATTGTGGGTTTATCAAATAGTTTAAACCCATTGGTTAATGTTCCTAGTATTGGATCATGGCAACTATAACTACGCTTAACTTCATTCTCACGTATGACAATGCCCTGATACCCACTGTTACACATCCAGCCTTTAAATTTGTTAAACCCAAAACTATTGAAACGTTCTGCTTGGTCTAAGTACCATACAGTGTTACTATTATCTATCAATTTTATTTGTAGTAGTTCTTTTTCTTGTATATGTTGTGGGAATCCAGTACGCATCAATTGTATCATATCTTCACTATACCCGTCAACTATTTTACTAGCAGTTGGGTCACTTTGTGGCTTTAATGTTACGTTGATTCCTCTATCAGCAAAGCGTTTACATCTATCATAGAGTTGTTGAAACTGTTCAGGTACCATAACTTGATTCACTGTGACAAATACATTGTTTTCGTTTAAGAACAATATCTTATCACCAAACTCTTTTTCATTTGCAAACTCATGGTGAAAGCTAGCAGTAATACTACGGCGTCTACTAGATGCGGTAGCCTTCAACCAACGTTCCCACCATTGAATGCCTGGGCTTAAGTTAGTAGTCATGTGAATGCTATCATGTAATACTTTCTCAGCTAGTGTTAGAAAGTGTTTATATGCAGTTGGTTCACCACCGCTGAAACTCCAATGAAACTTTGCGTAGCCATTTTGATTAGCTTGCATTCTAATGTTGTCCATAGTTTTAATATAGACTTCTAGTTCTTGGTGATCAGGTATTTGTGTGTTAGCATAGGGCCAACAATAGCTACATTTGTAATTACAAAATCTTCCGAGTATCCAGCTTATGCTGAATATACCCTCGTCCATCATTGTTTGTTGACCAAACTTAACTATATTATCAAACGGGATCTCAGTGAAATTTGTCATATTGCTCTCTTAGCCATACATAATCATTTATTTTGCTAAGTGCTTCTATGTCACCTTTATTTTTTAATCCGTATTCTTTGCCAGCTAATGCACCCGAGTAGCAGTAATAGCCGTATCTAGCATCTTCATTTAATGTACACCAAGTATCTAATCTAACTTGTGTCTCGTTGTCATTTTGTCTATCAATTATCTTGCTACTTAATTTTACACATTCACGAAATGCACTACGCCATGCACTAAAGGAATCTACATTGAATTCAGTAATGTTACTAATTTTAAATATAGGCTCGTAATGTGTGCTAATACTAGTAGTCATGTCTGGCTTGTTCTTTAACATTCTTATAGTAGACATTCTAGGTAATAGTTTCACTCCACCGTTGCCGTATATCAAACCATTGACTAGGTTCTTACTACGCCAAACTCGGACGGTGTCCATACTGTAGAAATCAATATCATATTCAAATATGAAATCGTCCATGATAATGCTGTCTGCATCTACTACCCAAAAATAGTCTGTATCACATAGTTTGGCTGCTTCAATGTGAGCATTGTGTATCCCTACAACCCCATCAACCCTTTTTGCTTTTGGACATTTTTCTTTAAGTAAGTTGTAATTTTTATCTGCATTTGGTTCATTGAAACTAATAAACACTACATCATATGGTGGATAGTATTTGTATTTTATGAATTTTTCTGGACTACGCAGTATAGGTTTGATAGTAGTTCTAAACTCTTGGCTCTCTGAGTTTGACAATACATTTGTTAGTCTTTGGTCATTTGTTTTAACTCTTATAAGATTACCGATCCTATTACACTCAGCCTCTAGGTTGTCTTTATAAGTATCATAGAACCCGTTAAACATTTCAGTCGTATGGTTGTTGTCACGCAATTTACTGGTGTCATACCCGTTAAGTGCTAAAAAACATCCCATTCTAGCACCATATATAGCCCATAGTCCGTTGTTAACATCACTGCCTATGTGCATCCATCTCCATAACCTGTCGTAGTTACGCCAATTCCATTTAAAGTCATTGTAGTTGTTAGACCATAATGTTAGTTTATAGCCCTCACGAAAGCCACTTCTCCATGCTTGTAACGGGCTTTCATTAATGACAGTATCACTTCCTACACGATTTAGTTCTAAGTAGTTGGTTATGTTAAAGTCTATGCTATTTGGATTATCGCTGTTCTCATGTGTACGCATGGATTGTAACATATGAATAGGCCATACTTTGATGCCACCGTTACCGTATTGATTCCCGTTGACATTGTTCCTAGCACTGAAACTAACTACATTATTGTTTATGTCTACATCATCTACAAAATTATAGGAAGCATTGATGAAATCATCACGTATCTCATTGTCTCCATCTACAATGATAACATGTGTAGCAGTAGGATCTTCTTCTAGGACCAACCTAGCAACTTCCTTGTGTGCAGTGTCGCTACCAAAAATCCCATGTACATGTAGAGCGTTTGGGTATAGGGCTTGCAATTTAATAAAATTTCGTGTATAATTAGGCTCATCGTAGCTTAACAAGACTACGGGGTAATTTTTGGTGTTGAAGTTCATACTAATATTTATTGCAAACAAAAGTGTTAAGTGATAAATAAACGGTAAAAGGTGTTGACAATAATTCGAATGCCGTGTATACTTCACACATGAATTGAGAAAACACATTGGGAACAATGTGTTGTAAATGGGTAACAAGAAGGTTGACGTATAAGCAGAAGGCTGCTATACTTCATACATGAATTGAGAAAAGGCGCAAAAAAGCGACTTAAAAAAAGAAATTTGATAACCAGGACTAAATAAGAGACTATGATGAATAACACTTGTATATCGCTGAAACATATGGGACTATGGTCTAGAGTAGCCTTAGCCTCATTTGCACCAGCATATCCTTCAAGTATTCGCGGCACAAATGACAATGAGCAAGTGGCCCGGGGAACGGAATAACAAGTTACATCATAACAAATTATTTTAAACCCCTGGGAAACTAAAAAGTCTCAGGGGTTTTTGTTTATGTAGCAAAAAAACAACAAAGGAAATTGACAGAAATTGAAAAAGGATATAGAATCGGTTTCTTCTGACAAAACG